AATTGATTAGTCGCCAACCGAGGTCAACAGAATGCCAGCCCATGGCACGTAGCACTCTAACGCCTCCTCTACGTAAATGCCCATACTGTGTACCCTGGAAATGTATGGGAATTTAAGACCGTAGTACCCTTCGCGACAAACCATCCGGAAGTTACTCGGGATGGTGTCCCCGGCCGCAGGATAGGGGTTGGTGAACGTGGGGCAGATAATCGTGTTCGCAGGCAGCCAAGGCACGTTCCGAATCGGCAGGACCTTGGAGAGTCCAAATGCCGAAAACTTGCATTTGTACTCTTCGATCAAGCTGCCACCCATTGCGGGGTTATTCGGGTCTCCCTGACGAACCCAGAAGGTCCCGGCGCCGCTGCCAGAGGGGCTAGTCTGCATCGCCTTCTGGAAACCGGGAACCACATCAGAACTCAACAGAATCGCGTCTGGTGTCGTCTGATATGTGTTCCATTGATTCGCGATAGCTGTTTCCAACTGCGTCACTCCACCAGCACCATCTCCGGTGAGAACATCGCCAGCCAAATCAAGCCAATAGGCCGGGGTAGATGTTGCCTGTGAACCCGCGTTCCAGGTCGCCACACCGTCGAAATCGCCAGTGGTGTAAGCGGTGGCGGGGTTAGCGCTGTAATCGTTGCCAGCCAGGGCGTACGCAGTCTGCACGGCCGTCCCGGGCAACGAAGTGATGGTGAACACTGACGTAGTGAACACACCCGCGAAGTACGCGTTCGACACGCTCGGGGTGGCTGCGTCGGTGCTGTCAACATACACCGCGTAACCGAACGTTCCCGCTTTAGGCTCGACGGTCACGATGATCGCGTCGCCCGACGCGGTAGCACCCTTAACAGCGGAAGCAGCGGACAGAATGCCGCAGCCACCGTTCATGGTGACAGTGTTCCCGTCGGCTGAGGTGTAGCTGATTTGCTGTGCGATGCCCGGTGCGGCCAACTTGGCCCCAAAGTTCGCGGCGTTATAGACGCCCCAACCGGTCAACGCTAGAACGTAAACCGATACGTTCTTGCCCGACACGATGTTGCCCTTGCCAGCACCGGCCAGAGCGATACTCGGAGTATTGGTCTGGCCCAACTGGAACCCGTTGGTCCCGTTGGAACCGTCGCCACTGTTACCGAAGATGGCCATGCGCTCTTCCAGGTTCAACAGGGTGTTCAACTTGGCAAGATTAGCCGTCCCCAGGTTGTCATTGAACCCAACACCGGCACTCTGAGACTCGAACGAGACCGCGGCATCGATACCGAGGGTCACGTAATTCGCAGAGGTCGTGCGGGCGGGGATATTGATGTAAGCGTTGCGCGAACCCTCAGGAACAGACGGGAGCACGTTCCCACCAGGAGTGAGAATCTGCTTCCAGGTTGCCTGCAAACCGCCAACTTCATGCCCCAACTCTTCCGGGGTGACGCGGACAAGCATGTCCAGGATAGGGTGAAACACCTGATAGGTGTTCCGCGCCTCTTCCTCCAAAGGCAAGAAGTTGAGCCCCGTGCCCGTGGTGATAGAAGGCGCCTTCGCCAGAGAATTCTGGAACGCCTTAACCAGTTCCCCGATATCAGACGCTGAAAAGATACTACCTGCTTCGTTTGCCATGTTAGTTCCCTCTCTGGCTAGATTTCTCCCGCCTGATCGACGGGGAGCTTTCTGCCAAACTTACCTTACTTCTGAAGTCCTTGTGCGCGCTGCAACAAACGGACCGGAACCTCTTGCCACTTTCCACTCGTGCAATGCTGGGCTTTCTTGAATGCCGACTGCTTACCAACCTTGTAATCGGCCCAGTCCTGCTCAGACATGTGGTCCGGGTCATTCGCGCCAACCGCTACCTTGGCAACAGGAGCAGTCCCGTTATCCTCAGCCTTGGCTAGCGGACGAGCGGTAGATCGGTCGCCTACACCCTTGTTCGCCGGTGCGGCGGGGGCTGCGGGAGTAGCACCTTTCGCCAATTCCGCGAACACCTGCGTCAACCCCTCGGTAACCTGTTTCTTCAAATCAGGCGTCTCGACCTTCGCCGCTGCTTCCTTGCAAGCCG